GGAAAGGAAATCTAAAATTCCTAAAATAGTTAATCAAAAAGTAGCAGCAGAATTTTTTCCTGGAGCAAGAACAACAGGAGAATTTATTTCTGAAACTGTTGGAGACTTTGCAAAAGGTTCTATTGGAAAAGGTTTATTAAAAACAGCAGGTATAGCTGGAGTAGGTTATGGTATCTATGATACTGGTGTCGCTTTTCAAGAAGGAAAGTCAGTTCCTGAAATGGCATTTAGATTTGTAGGTGCAGATCCAATTTATAATGCGATTAAAGAATACAATCGTTTACCTGAAGAAGCTCAAGATATTCAAAAAAGATTAAATGCACAAATGTCGTTTGACGCAGCTCAATATGATGCAATGGACGAAGGTCTTGTTGGTTTAACAGGAAGACCAGATGTAACAGATCAAGAAAAAATTTATTTAGACGAACAAAAGAAAATTGTACAAGAAAAAATTAAAGCTGAAAATGAAGCAAGAGCTGAAGGAAGAATGGGACCTATTAATATGATTAAACAAAAATTGTTTGAAGTTACAGGTCAACCTTATTCTGTTTCATTTGCAAATGGTGGAAGAGTAATGTTTGCAGATGGAAGTGATCCAAAAAATATTGGAAGAAGAAAATTTATAAAAATTATGGGTGGACTTGCTTCACTTCCATTCTTAGGTAAATATATTAAACCGGTTTCAAAAGCTGCACCTGAAGTAATTGAAGCAGTGTCAAGATCTGCTGATAGTGTTCCAACTTATTTAATGGATTTAATTGCTAAAGTTAAAATGATGGGTAAATCAAAAATAATTGGTAAACCTGATAATCCAAATGGTTTTCTTGAATATGAATTAGGAGACTACACAGTGGTAGATGGATCAGATTTTACAAAAATTAGAAAACGAAATCAAAGAGGAGAATATATTGATAGCGAAGTTGAAATGGAAGTTAAAAGAGATATGGAAACAAACTCAATTGAGTATGAAGAAGCAACAGCTTTTCCAGATGAAGAAGGCAAACTAAAAGATGTTGATTTTGGAATTGATGACAATATTCACGAAGATATGAAGAAATTTGCATATGAAGACTAAGACTAAAAAGCTAACAAAGACAACCCCTCCTAAAAGAGGACCAACACCACAAGGGTTGAATTTGAAGTATAATACTGTTAAGACTGTAAAATTGGAGAAAATAAATAATGGCAGACATCGATAAAGCTCTCCCTAATGTAGAGCAAAATATTACTGTACCTTCTGATGTTGAGATTGAAGAAGCTCAGATAGAGCAACAACAAGAATTAACAGAACAAGGTGAACCTGTAGAGATTCAAGAAAATGAAGATGGATCAGTAGATATAAACTACGATCCAGCGATTGCGTCTGTTGAAGGAACAGAAAATCATTATGACAATTTAGCTGAACATTTACCTGATGATGTATTAGGTCGATTATCTTCTGAATTATTTCAAAATTATCAAGACTATAAAAATTCTAGAAAAGAATGGGAAAACTCTTACAAACAAGGTTTAGATCTGTTAGGATTTAAATATGAAAACAGGACAGAACCATTCTCCGGTGCTTCGGGTGCCACTCATCCGGTGCTTGCTGAAGCTGTTACTCAGTTTCAGGCGTTGGCATATAAAGAGTTACTCCCAGCTGATGGACCAGTTAGAACGCAAATCTTAGGATTAACTACACCAGAAAAACAACAACAGTCTCAGCGTGTAAAAGATTTCATGAACTATCAACTCATGGATCAAATGAAAGAATACGAACCTGAGTTTGATCAAATGTTATTCTATTTACCTTTAGCAGGATCTTCATTTAAAAAAGTTTATTATGATGAAGTGATGCAAAGAGCCGTGTCAAAATTTGTACCGGCTGATGATTTAATAGTTCCGTATACAGCTACCTCATTAGATGATGCGGAAGCTATTATTCATCGTGTTAAAATTTCTGAAAACGAATTAAGAAAACAACAAGTTGCAGGTTTTTATAGAGATGTAGATATTCGTCCAGGTCAATTAAATGAAGATGATGTTCAGAAAAAAGAAAATGAATTAGAAGGAAGAACTAAAGGAAGAGAAGAAGACGTATTTAATTTATTAGAGTGTCATGTAAATTTAGATCTTGAAGGATTTGAAGACGTGGGGCCCGATGGTGAGCCGACTGGAATCAAATTACCTTACATTGTAACACTAGAAGAAAATTCTAGAGATGTGTTATCAATTAAAAGAAACTATGAAGTAGATGATCCGAAAAGATCTAAAGTTCAATACTTTGTACATTTTAAATTTTTACCAGGACTAGGTTTTTATGGTTTTGGTTTAATTCACATGATTGGTGGTTTATCAAGAACTGCTACATCTGCCCTAAGACAATTACTAGACGCTGGAACTTTATCAAACTTACCAGCTGGTTTTAAACAACGAGGAATCCGAATTAGAGATGACGCACAATCAATACAACCTGGTGAATTTAGAGATGTAGATGCACCAGGAGGAAACATTAGAGATTCATTTATGATGTTACCTTTCAAAGAACCAAGTCAAACTCTTTTACAGCTTATGGGTGTCGTTGTTACTGCAGGGCAAAGATTTGCTTCCATAGCAGACCTGCAGATAGGGGATGGGAATCAGCAAGCCGCGGTGGGCACGACAGTTGCGTTGCTTGAGAGAGGAAGCAGAACTATGTCTGCAATTCACAAAAGAATTTATGCAGCGTTGAAACAAGAATTTAAATTATTAGCAAGAGTTTTCAAACTTTATCTACCACAAGAATATCCGTATGATGTTGTAGGTGGTCAAAGAATGATTAAACAAACAGACTTTGATGACCGTGTAGATATCCTGCCAGTTGCAGATCCAAATATATTTTCTCAAACACAGCGCATCTCCCTTGCGCAAACGGAACTGCAATTGGCACAGTCTAATCCTCAGATTCATAACATGTACAATGCATACAGACACATGTATGAAGCTTTAGGTGTTAAAGACATTGATCAAATTTTAATACGACCTTTACCCCCACAACCAAAGGACCCTGCACTAGAGCACATTGATGCTCTTGCAGGGCGACCATTCCAAGCGTTTCCAGGTCAAGATCATAGAGCACACATTACTGCTCACTTAAATTTTATGGCAACAAACATGGCTAGAAACAATCCTGTCATTATGGCTTCATTAGAAAAAAATTGTTTTGAACATATTTCTTTGATGGCACAAGAACAAGTTGAAGTAGAATTTAGAAATGAGATTCAACAACTACAACAAATGAATATGCAAATGCAACAGAACCCACAACTAGCTCAAGAAATACAAATGCAAGCTAGAATGTTAAATGAAAAAATAGAATCTAGAAAAGCTGTGTTAATTGCTGAGATGATGGAAGAATTTATGAAGGAAGAAAAAGAAATTACTTCTCAATTTGACAATGATCCTATTGCAAAACTAAGAGCAAGAGAATTAGATCTTAGAGCAATGGAAAATCAACGTAAAAAAGAAGAAAATGAAGAACGAATTAATCTTGATAAAATGAAAGCAATGATGAATCAAGCAAATCAAGAAGATAAATTAGAACAAAATGAAGAATTAGCAAAATTAAGAGCTGATACTTCGATTGAAAAGACAATTTTATCAAAAACTATGCCCAATGTTGACTCATTGATGAAGAATAGGAGTCAAAATTAATGATTCCTTGGGGTTTATTAGGTCAAGGACTTAAAGCTGGCCTTGCAATTTACAAAAATAAGAAAGCTGCAGAGGTTGCAATGTCTGAAGCAGCTATTGTCCATGCCGAAAAGATGAAAAAAGGGGAAATTGAGTACCAAGGTAAAGCTTTAGATGCACAAAAAAACGACTGGAAGGACGAATTCATACTTTTGACTTTATCTTCGCCGCTATTTTTGCTCGCATATTCTGTTTTTGCAGAAGATGAAGAGATTGGTAAAAAATTAGACTTGTATTTTGAGAAACTCCAGTCTATGCCTTGGTGGATAATCAGTTTGTGGGTCGCAGTCGTTGGGGCTGTGTACGGAATTAAGGCAACTGAGTTAAAACAATTTGGAGGAAAAAAATGATATTAAAAATATACAATAAAATTTGTTATTTTGTCTGTAAGATGTTAAAAATTACACCATGTTTGTGTAAACATGACTGTAATTGTAAAAAGGAGGCTAAAAATGGCTAAGAAAAAATCATTTCCAGATTTAACTGGAGATGGAAAAGTAACTAAAGCTGATATCTTAAAAGGTAGAGGCGTATTTGCTCATGGTGGACCTGTAGATGTTAAAGCAGATAATGCTATTGACGAAGTAGGAAACCCAAAAGGTAAAAAAATTGTAGCTCAACTTACAGGTTTTGGTAAAGCGAGACACTAATCATGGCTAAACTTTGTCCAGCAGGAAAAGCAGCAGCAAAAAGAAAATTTGCGGTATATCCAAGTGCATATGCAAATATTTGGGCCTCTAAATATTGCAAAGGCAAAGTGGGTAGAACTAAAAAAGCTAGTGGTGGACCAGTAAAAAGTAAAATTGCTACTGGTTGTGGAAAAGTTATGTCAGGAAAAAGAAAACAAACTAAATACGTATAATGAGTGGTCTGAAAAAATGGTTGGACGAGAAATGGGTGGACATAGGTGCACCGAAGAAGAACGGAAAATATCAACCATGCGGAAGACAGAAGGGAAGCAAGAGAGCATATCCAAAGTGTGTCCCTCTTGCAAAAGCACGCTCCATGAGTGCTTCACAAAAGGCGAGTGCGGTCAAACGAAAGCGCCAAGCGTCGAACACTGGCCCTAAACCTACAAACGTTGCAACATTTACAAAAAGAACTAAAAAAGCTGATGGCGGTTATATTGGAAGTTTCATTGAGTTGAATGTCGATGGAAAAACTTACAGTAACCCATCTTATAAAAAATATTATAAAGGTCTAATTTAATGGTTAAAGGTTTAAAAAAAGTGGCTAAAGGATTAAAAAAAGCATCAAAGACACATGCTAAACAAGCTAAAATTGTAGATAAACATATTAAGAAAATGAAAAATTATGGCAAG